GCTACTCAGACTCCAACAGAAAGGCCCGGCATTAACGCCATCATTCCAATAACTACCCAATGGAGCAATCCTGTAACCATTCAGAAGCTCAGTAATATAGGTGTAGTCACCAACAGGAAGTGCGCTGTTTCCAAGACATTCAGAAGCCATAAACAACCAGTCGCATTTTGTTGAATACCCCATTGCAGAAATGTAACCAGCTTTTGCGGCTACGGTGAAACCAGCAGCTTCATAGTTATCACTATTCTTGTTTTCTGCAAAATTGAAGTCTTTGCAAATATATGGCTGACCCCCTGCCATTTTGCCATTACCCCAAATATTCACACCGTATACAAATTTCCATATGTTACCCCAGAAGTTTTCTTTTCCACGCCAACAAATTGATGTTTTACCGTTATCTGTATATTCTGTTGCAACATTGCCTGGATAAACAGTTGATTTTGCTGCCCTACCTGTACCGTTTCCAATACTGGAAGTACTACCTGTTACTGTGGCATAAGAACAGGTTTTATTATCGCCAGTTTCCCACGGAATATTGACCACACCTGAACCAATCGGTGTCTGTAATTCCATAACACCCATTTCAATAATCATCAGCAGCTGTTCGGCAGATACCTGTTTGATGAGATCGCCATGCCAGTTTGCACCTCTGTTCTGTGCCAACTGTTCAACAGATGTTCTTGTGAGATTCTGTGAGTACCCAGATGCAGGTCTTGCGCCTGAAATACTACAAAACTTATCTTCTGCCGCATTTAACACCTGTTCATCCTGTAACAGATAAGCGGATGCAGATACATCATATACAGAGCCTTCATCTACACTGGTCAGGAAATAATCAATCTCATTTCCATTTACATCATAAAATGCAGGATGTAGTCTGAAACCTGGTCTTGGTTTTTCTGATACATAGTAATTTGCTTTTCTCAAATGGTAACCAATACCTGTATCAATTGGATCATATACGACCGGGCATACCAGATAATAGAACTTAGGCTGATATACCATAACCTGTCCATTTGAACCATCTTCCGCATAACTTTCATCACCAAACCAAGCACTGATAGTTCCATCATCAGCAACATTACATTTACGTCTGCCACCATACATGGAAAATCTGTCAAAGTCAGTGCCGGGTGTCAGGTTAGTGGCACCTGCCAGTCTCTTAAAAGTTTTATTCCTGTAATCTACCTGTAAACCAAGAATATCATCATCTGACAGTCCAAGATATGCTCTCAGGTCAGCAACCCCTGCCAGAATTTCCTGTGAATTAAAGTTTTCACCTCTCAACTCTTCAAGGTTTGATGCGGCTGAACTATTTTCACTCTGTAATGCCTGCAATGCATTGTTTCCAGTAGTCGTGGCAGTATCTAATGCAGTCTTTGCTGTATCAGCATTTTTGATACTGGTATCAAGATCTGATTTTTTGCCGGTACTTGTTTCAATACTCTTATCCAGATTATTTTTGGATGTGGCAGAATTGGTAATACTACCGTCCAGAGCTGTTTTTGCTTTTTCTGAATTTGATATGGACTGTTCTAATGCAGTCTTTGCTGTACTTGCTGCTTTATTCAGTTCTGTAATCTTATCAGATGTATGTTTATTAATCTGGTCTTCTGCTACGCTTTCTTTTTCTGTAATGTAGGACGCAATCTGACTTTTTGCTTCCTGAATAGATGCAGTCTGCTGATCTGTCACAGCTTTGACTGCGGCATCTTTCGTTTTATTTATTGCTGTGTCTGCTTCGCTTTTCTTTTCTTCGACATGACTATCAAAAGCTGTCACGGTATTGTTGATGTTCTGTTCAGACTTAGCAGCGGCCTGTTTTGATGCTTCTGCGTTACTTGCAGACTGTTTTGCTTTTTCAGCGGCTTCGACGGCTGTATTCATGTTAGATGCCACAGTCTCCTGTTTCTGTGTTACATCTGACTGCATTTCTTCTACGGATGCCTTTGCAGCTTCTACCGCTGTCCTGTCTGCCGCAACCTGTGTTGCAGAATCTGCAAAATTAGCCAGCACCTGACCAAATTCTTCACGAGTTCCTGTGTAACCCTGTGCTACTGCATCAGCATAGGCAGTCACACATCCTAAATCTGTTTCTATCATGACATCATAACCCCCAATCTCCCTTTATCATTTATCTTAAAATCCAAACTCTGTACAATATTTTCTGTACGGGATAAATATAGATGTCCATCTTCCCGTATTTCCATACGACAGAAACCATTTTGTGTGGCAACCTGTTTTGCCTGATCTGCATAATACTTTGCATTGTCTTTATCCCGTTCTGGATAAAGTTTATGTCCATGTGCCCAGGATTCCGACTCGGTTGCTCTGGTATCTGCCATATGTGCAGCTTCTTTTGTCTGCCTTGTATATTCCCCAACAGCGGTCAATGTGTGGTGGAATAAATCAATGTCTTCGGGAATTTCAAATCCTTCAGGCTCTGGCCGTTTATTTACAAACATCATCACGGTATTTACAGTTTTTCCTGTTTCAGGTGTTGATAAATAAATATAAACAGTGATAGCTTGTCTCTGTTTAAGTGACTCGTTTGGAATATCAACATAAAACTTATTATTCTCGGTATAACCTGTTACAACTTTTGCTTCTTCCAATCCCTTCCAGAATAAATGAACCTCAAATACATCTGGGAGATTAAGTCCATTAATTTGTAATCTTTGACCATAATCATATTGCCAAAGTCCGTCTACTGTAATTTCTTCACCATAATTGGTGAAATTCGCAATCAGCATTATTTAACCACCCCTTTCAACATTCCCTCTAATTTGTTCAGTCTTTCGTTCAATGTGTTCACTGTATCTTCCAATGTATTAATTCTTTCATTCTGATCCTGAATAACTTTCATCATTGCCGGAATCATGGTTCTGTAATTCCAGTCTTCTATCTGCCCATCCTCATTGAATATTACTCCTTCAGGATATTGTTTATACACGTCTTCCGCATAGAATCCCGGCACTGGTTTGTCTTCAAATGAGTCTCCTTCTTTCAAATAGCCTTTTTTATATTGAAACCATACCACTGGAATTTTAAGGAGTTTATCCGCTTCAGAGCTATCCATATTTCGAACATGGTTTTTGTATCTTTTTGAAGAAGATGACAACTTATATACGATATTACTCGCGATGCAAAGAGTTTGACATCCCGATGAGACAGTAGCCAAGTTGATTAGTTTAAATTCGCCTGAACCGTCTGTGAATTGTCCAGATGATCTTTGAGTGTGTACCTGCATGCCATATTTGACGCTCAGAGACTTTTTATCAGATGCTTCCGCAAGAGTTACATTGCCTAATTTGATAGTACCGCCTTTTATTTGCAATCCTACACTAGTGTTCATGTTAAAATAATTGCTCGCGTCTTTATATACGCTAAATCCGTTTGTTCCTATGTATACGCCTTGCGTAGTTGACGTCATGGAATTGCGGCCGCTGGTATGTATACTGGTAGACCCGACCACAAATCCGCCTATTTTTGCAACAATCGCATCGAGTGTATCCACGTCGATAAGATCGGCCGTTATGGTTTTAGACTTTATGTATTCGCCATTAATGTACAATTTCCCATCTGAGCCATAGGCTATAAGTTGACGATCGCCATTGTCAGTCAGAGCGTTAAAAACAGCTTCTCTTGTCACTTCCGCATCCGCAAGTACGGATACGCTCAACATCCCGAGGATGACTCCGGAAGAATTTCCGACAGTACATCTGATGGCAGTGGTTCTGTTAGTTATCCTATCCCATGCGGAGAATTTCATATCTATTCCCACGCCAGTTCCAGAAATAGCGTTCCATGTGCTTCCGTCTTCTGTATACTCAAACGTCCATCTACCGGAAATGTTTTGTTTTCTCTCCTCTGCTCCTGTCTGCGAATACAAATGAAACACCAGCGGAGAAGGCGAATAATCATATCCGCCAGAGCTGTTTGAACATCTTTTGATCGTTGTTGTTTCACATTCAAGGTAATAAACAGTGGCATCTTTTCCGTTCGTACCGTTCCCGCCAGCATACTGTTTTGCAAGATTAAAGCGCTTGGTTATTGTTATTCCATTATAAGTCGTTGAAAAATCAACCCATCCAATGTCTTCGGATAAGCTCTTTACGGAATAAGTGTGTGTACCTGAAGACCACGTGCCTGTTATGTTTTCTGTCGAGTACGATATAGCCGCTTCTGATGTAACATCCGATTCCCCATAAAAAACCTGTACTTTTACCTCGCATCTTGGAAAACTTGAATAGTTTCCATCTGCATTTACCGGAATTGCCTGATACTCACTTGATAACTGTATAACCAACGGAATTGCTTTCTTTATTTTTTCATCAATAGTATCTCCAGCAATATCTTCTACATCCTTACCACCTATAGTAAGAGTTTTGGCGGCAATCATGACATTGCCATCATTATCAATATAAAATGTTGTTTTATTTTCCTTATCAGTGACACTCATGCCTTTTCCATTAATAAACTTACCGGCCAAAACGCCAGACAGGATATAGCTTGCATTTATATACAGTTCACCGTCCTGAATATAAATACCTTTGTTTTTTCCGTTATTGGTCAGTTTATTAAAAATTTCCGGTTGCCCTAAACTGGTATCATACTCATTAATCGCATTATCCACATCATCAGAATCCACATAAGACGGACTAATCCAGTCTGTCGAAACGAATGTACCGGATTGTCTGGGGGTTTTGCAGATTTTTATTTCACCTTTTCCATCAGTGGTAGAGGTAACCCACATATCACCCTCATCATATGGTGGTTTAGGTGTGACCAAAAACACGCGTCTTTTTCCATCTGCGGTATCTTGTGCTGTTGAAGCAGCATCAAGCGCAGCTTTTATATCAGGATCATCAAAGCTCTCCCAACTATAAACGCCATCAATCTTGACGAAACGGAACATTTTCTTAGTATTGGTGTTATAGAAAATATCATCAATGTGTTTCTCCTTCGCATCCGCATCAGTCCAGTCTGACGCTGGCTTATTGGTAAGCGTAGGGTCATAGGAATCAAAATACTGTGTGTTTATATCCTTTATCTTATCCCCAATAACTGCGTCAACGTAATTCTTTGTTGATTCTTTCGCTATCTCTTCAAGAGTTTTCCCCCTCAATTGAAAAGAATTTGCTACAATATCCACACGCCCGGTTGCAGTGTCAGCTTTAAACATGATATTTCCATCAGAATCAAGGACGGTAAAAGCCCCGGTATTGATCCAATCCGCATTAATTCCAATACTGTTCAAGATCTTTGTTATCATGGTACCATCCACAAGTAAACCTGCGTTCCATGTTTTTCCACCGTTTGTACTTACCGCCCAACCTTTTCCATTAAGTTCAAACACAACCTGGGATTCTTCCAGCGTCGGATGGTCACACATATAATATACTTTGCTTCCATCATCCAGTGTTTTAATAACTGGATAAAGGCCCACTTGCTCTTTCATTGCCTTTTCCAGTTCTTCCATTGCTTTTTCCCATTCAGTTTTATTTTTGTTTAAATGTTTTTTCAGATCCTGATAAATCTTTGATGCTTCTGAAAATCTTTCGGCACTGTTACGCAGTGCTGATTCTGCGTCATTTGACATTTGATTATCTGCATCAATAGAAAATACAACGTTTGTAAAAAAAGTCTTATATGACTTTAATTTACGGTCATATACTATTGCCCCGTCCCCTGCTTCAATCGTAGGGTCTTGCAATGAACTGACAGTCATTGGCCTGAACCTCAATCCAACAACACGTCCACCAACCATTGACGCAATTTCAGCTGCATTATCCTTATTGATAAATTTATTGCTGTCGATAACAACTGCATACCCATCTGAGCCAGACTGAAAAGTTACCTGATTAGAATTTTCATCTTCAGTTACGATTCTTACACATGTAATTACAACATCATCCATGTCAACGTTTACATCCGTGACAACATTTGTCTGTAAGGTATGTATATTCCTACCAGCGGACAGATCTGACATATTGTACCAACCAGCTGACAACTGACCACTTTTATTACATTTCCAAAAATGCCCTGAAATCTGGCCAACCCACGTCAAAACATCACGGAATGTCATAGTGTTATCATCTTGTTTTTTCTGAATCACGTAATTGTAATACTCAAACTGTAGAGAATCTGTTGCTAAAGTCACACCGCAGCACCTACATGCATCCTGTACAATCTGTAATAGCGTTGCAGGATATGTAAGATTACTCTTGCTGTAATTAACATCAAATTTATGCATGTTGTCCAAGCATTCCAGTGTAATGATATCGCCATCATAGCTTGTATCATTTACTGTAAACACGCCCTTAGAAACAGCTTCAGTCTTACCAGATAAACTCAATGACACTTTTATATTTGAAATTTCAGCACCTGTAAAATCGTACTCAGTAAAATCATCATACATGTTGTTCAGTCTTAATGTGAACTTCTGAACTATTGCTGAACCTATATCAAAACCGCCCGTACTAGATGTAGAATCATTAATTACAAAACCATTATCCCACAGTTGGCTGTCGTCAATGGGGATTGACTTACCAGATGCTAATGTAATTGTACAGGATCCTGAAAAATTTCTGTTATCATTTTCTAATGCTGCTTTGAATGCGGCTGATACATTAATCATTTTTATTACCTCTCAATCACATCAAAATCAAGTGTGGAATAACGTTCATGACCTTTCGCCCACCATTTTACATTTGCTTCCATATCACCTGTATAAAACTCTTTTGTTACATCAGTACCAGCTAAAGGATCCCAGTAAGTTACCATTATATATTCTGGATCAAATGCAACAAGAATCTGGTGTATCTGCTCTTTTGTCAGATTTACCCAACCAAGGCTCAGAGTACGCTTTTTTGCAAGCCTGTTCTTATGCATCTTAACATCCTGCGTTCTTCCTGCATTCTTCGCAGATACATCTGATTTTTTCCATTTAAACTTGGAAACTTCCTTGGGTAGTGTCACACCACCCACTTTGATTACAATGTTGTCCATGTGACACCCCCTGTCAAATTGTCTCAGTTACCGCAAAACGGTAATCATATTTCTTTTTGCCCTTGCGAACTACCTTGTACAGTGTTTCGCTGTCAGCCTTCAGTGTAAATTCAAGAGTAACTTCTTTTTCAGTATCATCCCTGTCAAGGATTCCGCTGGCATTGAACGCATCAAGTACAGCTTCAAATACACCATTCTTGATACCGTCAACGATCTGATTGTTATTAGCTACTGCATTTCGGTTTCCCATCTTACCGACCATCTCAGGTCCTGCTTCGTTTGCAATGAATAACTGTCCCATTTCCGGGAAACCACCCTTTGCGTACCATTGCAAATTAAAACGTGGTAATGAAAATGAGAAATTACCAATACGGATGCTCCCACCTGTCCAGTCCCAACCAATGTGTGGCATAGGAATATGAACACTTGAAAATCCGTTTGCAAAGTTCTGAATGATACTTGATCCTACATCAAACAGGTTTGGAATAGCGTTCCTGATTGTCTCAGGAAGTGTACCGAGAACACTGGTGAATGTAGAAACTTTTTCATTAAATCCATCTTTCAGGCCGGAAACAATGTCAGAACCTTTTTGTAAGACTTTGTTCTTGATGTTTCCAATTGCTTTCAGTACTTTACCCGGAATTTCTTTAATATAATTCAGGAACTTGCTGATATTATCTTTCACACCTTTCAGCAGGCCATCAATGATATATCCACCCTGTTCAGCCATAACGGTTGACGGTGAATGAATACCAAATGCAGCTGTAAAACCTTTCATGAATGGTGTAAAAATATGATCTTTTATCCACTCTGCAATGCCAACAACGGCATCCTTGATACCTTTAAAGATTCCTTTGACAACATTTCCACCACATTCTTCAATCTTCTTCTGGAAGTATTTCTGAGCACCAGAAACTGCATCAGAAAGAAGACCACCAAAAAATGCAGATAAGCCACCAAATGCAGCGCCAATAAGTTCAAAGAATCCGTCAGCTATGCCGTTCCAGTCAATAGCAGCTAAACCATCACGAACTTTTTCACCAATTGTCCACCAGTCAATGCCCTCAATCGCAGCTATGCCAAAATCAAAAACACCTTTGATTCCATCTGATATAGTTTGTCCTAAATTGACAAAATCAATGGTATTTACTGCATTATTGACAAAATCTGCAAGTGCTGTACCAGCACCTGTCCAATCGAAGTTATTGATAGCGGTATGGAAGAAGTCCAGAATGGTATTGATGCCATTACCGAACGACTGACCAACTAACGCCCAGTCAGTTGTTTGAATGAAGCTGTTTAGTGTATCAGTAATTCCTGTTGCAATATTGCGTACAGTTTCCTGTATCAGGTTCCAGTCCAGACCACCCAGCGCACCATTGATACCGTTACCAATTGCTTTCCCAAGGCTATCCCAGTGGAAATTTTCGGCAAACGTATTTGCCATACCGAAGGCGGTGTTGATGCCTTGAGCAAGGGTATTACCAACCAGTTTCCAGTCAACTGTTTCAAGAAAACCGTTCAGAAAAGTGGCAACACTCTTTGCAATCTTGTTGCAGGTGTTCTTGATCTTATCCCATGGGATGCTGTTCAGTGCGGCATTCAGTTTATTACCGACCATAGCACCGATTTCTGTAAAATCAGCATTCTTCCATGCCTGTTTAATCATGTCGGCAATCCCTTTAATCTTTGAAGGAATGCTTTCAGTCTCAAACATATCTGAAGGTGACAGACCACCTGTATCAGCTATTCCACTGTTACTGTCAGAACTGCTGTTATCATCCATCTTATTGATCTGGTCAAAACTCAGAATGGTACGTTTCAATTCCTCATTTGCTTTTTTGGCATTTTTAGCTGAATTGGCATTACTGTTCAGGCTCTTGGCGTAATCCTGCTGAACTTTTTTCGCTTTAATGTAAGTTGTTTTACCTGTTAATGCACTCGTCAACTGACCAAATGTATTAACTACAGAAATAATCTTCTGGATCAGTGTATTCAGAATAGGTGCGATCACATTCAAAATAGGTGCAAATGCTGCCGCAAATGCATTCTTTAACTGCGTCAGGGAAGACATCAGCATTGAAATACTGTTATTTGTCTCACCACTGTACTGTGCCAGGTTTTTGAATCCATCTACTAACGCACTTCTCAGCTTGTTCACCAAAGCAAAAAGTGACCTGATACCGAACGCATATTTGAGAATGTTTTTTAATCCACCGCCCAGTCCACCAGATGCTGATTTTGTTGCACCTGTGAACCTTCGTAAAATAGGAATACCGCTTGTAAACTTCTGTATGAGTGCGGCGAATGCACCAGATGTTCTTTTAATGACCGTGGTTACCTTTGTCAGTGCAGACGCTGTACCACTAATAATCTTTTTCAAACCACCCCAGCCCTTTTGAGCAGCATTCAGTCCCAAATTTCCAAGACCTAACGCACCTTTACCAATTCCTTTAAAGATTTCTTTCGGTATAGAATAGCCCCTTGTAAACGCAGTACCATTTGACTGCATTTCAGCCATTTCATTTTTGTACCCTTCAATCTCATTTTTGGCTCCCTGAATGTCATACTGTAATGACTTCCACGCTGAACTGTTCTTTTTCACACCAATTGCTTCGTACTTTTCCTGTTTTGCAATCAAAGAACTAAGCGTACCTTCTGCCTTTTTCATACCGGACTGCAATTCCTGAAAGTCCTGTGTAGGTACTTTTATTCCGGCCTTCACCTGATATTTAGTAATCGCCTGTTTCATTTTCTGGAACACAGAAGCCTGCTTTTTCACTGACTCTGTTGCATCATCCATTTTCATAGCCTGTTTGACTTTTGATATTTCAGACTTAACAGAATCACTGACATTTTTAGTCACTTTCTGGGCTTTTTCCATCTCTTTCTTGTAAGAAGCTGTGGATGCTTCCAGAATGACTTTCAGTTTTGCAAGTGTATCACCCATACATTTTCACCCCCTTCCCGACAATAAAATAAGCAGGGTTACATTCCCTGCTGCCTTCGTCTGTTAAATTCATCAGCCCACCGTCTGCGCTTGTCCCTGTAATCGGCAAGTTCTGCTTCCAGCTTCTGATGTTCATAATTTTCTTTATCTTCTTTGAATGTTTGTGGGTAAAAATCCCATGGATTACAAAGTTCAGCCTTTTCATTGAACAAGGTTGAAAGGTTCAGTGTCAGAACCTTTGACAGAATAAAGTTATCACTGATCTGCTGTTTCCTATCTCTTGCTCTGCATCTGACATAACTCTCCATCATATCCATAATCTCATTTAAAGTGGAATCCCAAAATAATTCAGGCCGTATTCCACAATCTAATGCATCCGGGTAAATCGCCCACAAATATTCGCTTGTAGTTGTTACAGTTCTTCGTCTGTTGCTTCCAGAATTTCCGCTGCCATCTTCGGCGTAAAAAAACCGGATACCGCCAGAGTCGGAATCACAACATTTTTGTACAGATCAATCTGACTTCCACCCTCTTCAACATATTTGTCAAACAGGTTCAAAATATCATCATACTTAACCCCATGTTCCCACGGAAGCATTGCCGCCTGGATGATAGTAAGCATTACAGATAATGCCGGCATATCATCCACCAGATGCATGACGTTACATTTATATTTATTTTCCAGCTTTTCAATATTAGACGCTTTAAGTTTCAGACGGTAATCTCTGCCGCCTACTGTCCAATAATGAAAAGGCTTTCTTTTATTTTTTTCTTCATCCAAATCTACAATTTTTGTTTCTTCTTTCTGATTTTTTACTTCTTCATCTAAACCGCCCATGTTATATCCTCCTGAATTTTCTTAATAAAAGACCCGGTATTATGCCGGGTCTGTGTAAGTAATATCTGTCTGTACAGTCATGGTTACCTCAAATTCAATTACACCATTGACACCGCCGCCTGTACGTTTTACGGACACTGTAGCACCAAAATCCAGAGTTGTTTTATCTGGATCAGTTTCTCTGAAATACAGTACTGTTCCATCCTGATCTGCTTTTCTCAGTGTACGATAAGGACTGTCTGCTTTCGTGTTGTCATATTTAAACTTATATGTCATTTCAGGCAGATCACCGATACCTTTTTCATACACTTTATGCTTATCTGTCAGAACTGTATTATCTACTTTTTCAGGATCTGTTCCAACATCCGGGATTTCCTTCAGTCCTGGTAAGTTAGTATAGGGTGTAGAACTGCCAGAAGGGGCTGTCTTAGAGTAACCCAGTTTTGTACCATTTGCTAACATTTATCTTCACCTCTTTCTTAATTCCAGTACACTATGTCGGAACTCATGTCAATGATTCCCTCATAGCGCATTACTTTATGTTTCAATCCGCTTGGATCTGGTGCATCACCGCAATAGGTTCTCACCAGACCTAAAGCAGAAACAGCAGCATCAACTGCAAGGGCTGTATCAGATGTGTTCTGATTGTGCCATATATCAATCTTGTATGATACTTTAGCCTTCTGTTCAGCATTGTCAGTACGTTCCCACACACTGTTATTTTCTTCTACATACTGAATTGTTGGGAAGTTCGCCCAGTCTTTCGGATATGTGTCTGATACATTCTCAGTAACAGTGAGAAGTGCTGAATATACCTGATCTTTTACATTTTTCATCTTGTCACCTTTTTCAAATCTTTTTCGAGTGCCGCTTTAATTTCCTGTGTCACATCATCCTTCAATTCTGCAAAAGCAGGGTACATGAAAGGCTGCGCAACCTGACCTTTTGTATAATATCCAATGACTTCGCCGTCTTTCCCTTTTGCGATACCAAAACCATACTGTTCGGCATCATCTGGTGACATTGCATCAGCTGGTATCATCCAACCCGACTGGGAATATACAGGGTCAACGTCCGGGGATATACCGTTGTGATGCGCTTGTCCTGTGGGACCAGTACCAAACTCAACATAAGGTGCATACTCTGAATTGGTGTATATCTCACTGTGAATCAAGTCTTCCTGTCGTTCTGTACTAACATGGATTGACTGTCTTAATGATCCACCCCCGGAACCGTACCTTCTGACAGGACATAATTCTTTAGCTTGTGCCTGAATGCGTAAAGCCTGTTCGTGTACTTTTGACTGTAAACCGCCTTCAGCCATATCAACAAGCCCTGAAAATTTCTGCATCAGATCATCACTCATATCTTCTCTAACTCCATCTTTAGTTGTCGGTAAGGTTTAATTGCAATGATCCGGTAATCTGGATTAGATTCTTCATCAGCAAAAATACAGATTCCATCCTGTTCTCTGAAAACTAAGTCATTGCCGAAATCAAAAGAAGCACCCTGTTTTTCCTTTATAATCTGATACGCACCATCAAGTTTTAGGTTCAGTATATAGTTCAGTCTATCTCCATATTGCTGAACCTGCACTTTACCAGATGCAGGCCACTGTTCCCCTACAAAGGGGACCCCTGTTCCCCATTCTTCTGTTGAACACCCCTCTTTATCTTTCTTTGAGATTCTCTTTTTCAGATAAAATGTGTTTAGTCTACTTCTTTTTATTCTCATAAACCTTACCACCTACCCGGCAAATACGATAACGATTAAGGGTGTCAAAAATCTGCTTCGGTGCGTCATTGAAGTTATAGGTTTCTCCACCCTCTGACCTACTGTTTTCACCCTCTGTCCCCATACGATTTAGAGCAATCACGGCAAGATCACGAACAGGCTTTTCAAGTGGCTGTATGATTTTTGTACGCATTGTATAAGCCAATACGAAAGATTCTGCATCATCAAGAAGAACAGCAATCAGTTCTTCATCCTGTTCACCTGTCAACTTCTCTACAATACGCACATCAGACGGTCTTACCATCCGCATTCACCCCATTTTCTGTTTTTCCTTTTCTTTTTGGTTTGGAATCAGTTACAACAGGGACTTTTGACCAGCCATCTAATAACAGCTGGTCAATAATTCCCTGTGAATCATCATCAATGATTCTTTCAACATTTTCCTTAATCAGAATCATTTACATCTCCTCACTCAGCGTCTTTGATTGATACAAATACAGAATCAATCTTGTTTTCAAGCACCCACAGATCATGATGTCTACGATAATTCATCTTCCAAGCATCTGCATCCTGGTTCTGATCCGGTGTAAAGATTTTCATTTTGTCCTGTTTTGTTACCGCAATCGGTGTAGTTCTTGCAGTAACGATAAAGTTGATGTCTTTTGCAGTAGTGCCTTTGATATAACCACCTGCTTCCTGACCTTTTGTTTTACCGTCATACAGGGTAATTGCAGAATACATTCTGTTTGACGGTACAGAAATAAATGGTACACCGTCAATAGATGGTACCTGCGTATTGATTCCACCCTGAGAAAATGTCATTGCTGTAATCTTACCAGCGAGTTCCAGTTCCAATTCAGTAATGAAATCAGAGGTTGCCATAATAACGAGCGGACCATTGTATCCGCAATCACGAACAGCCTTGATACCTTCTTTTGCTTTTCTGAGGGCAGATGTGTTTGCTGCTCCAGGTGTATAACCATAAGTTACCATACCTGCTTTTTTTGCAGTGACCGCAGTAGATGCCAACTTAGAAATACGGTATGCATCAATCTCAGGTACCACATGCACTCTCTGAAATTCTCCCATAACCGCAGCGGCAGTTGTCACAAAACCAGTTTCGTCAATATCCATTGCGTCAAGCTGGAATTTACGTCCTCTGTCCTGTGTCATTGTGAGTGTTTCGTATGCCATAGTAGCACCACCCATAACATACCCGTTGTCACGGTCATAGTTTGCGAGTCCCTGAACAGACAGTTTCGGAATCTTTACTTCTTTACCGCCGTTGTAAATAACCTGTCCTGAATTGGCATCCATCCAACCAGTCACAGCTTCCTGTACAGCTAACTTGTCAAGAGTACGCTGAAACAGGGTTTCAGTTGCTAATGTATTAATAGCCATATATGTTCACCTATCCTTTTTTCTTTAATATCCACGCATTAATGTTTCAATCTGCGTTTCCAGTTCTTTGTTACCTTCTGGTGCTTTTTTCTGAGGGTCACCGCCCTTTAATTTTTCCTGAACAGCTGCTTCAACAGCTTCCTGAAAAATCTTTTCGACAGTAGCAATAGATTTATTGCAGCTGTCAGCATCTGTATATACCAGCAGATCAGCAAGGGAAGCAGGAAGTTTCTTTTCTGCAAGTGTGTTTTTAGCTTCTGCCTTCAACTCACCCTTTGTAATAGCGGCTTCTCTGTCTGCAAGTTCTTTTTCTTTTTTCTGCTGCATATACTGCGCCTTTTCATCTTTGTTCATTTTCGCCAGCTTTTCAGCTTCTGACAACTTATCGTTTGTCAGGGCTTCCCATTTTTCCTGTGCTTTCTGAACAGCAGTATGAATTGCTTTGTTGACTCTTCTGTCAAATTCTGCCTGGTTCCCTTCCCCTTTCAGGAAATCATCAAATGACTGTGGTTTATCATCACCAGACACACCACTATCATCACCTTCACCGCTACCGGATCCACCGCCGTTACCAGAATCATCACCGGAACCAGCACCATCTCCTTCTGCGAAAAGCTGTAAATTCATAGGAACCTTGCATCTGCACTGTGTAAGTGCTCTAAAAACTTTATTTCTCATATTTATCCTTTCCGCCCAACCTATTCCCGTGATGGGCCTGGGTCATTCGTCTTAGATTTACAGTTCTTTAACGTCTGCTGAAAAAGACAAAATAAAAAGACCTTTCGGTCTTTATTTCTCTACTGCTTTATTTTCCACTGCTTTTGCTGTGGTTGTTTTCTCTGTTACAATTTCAACCATTCCTTCAGCCACAAGGTGTTTTGCTCTTTCTTCTGATACTTCCCAAACTTCATCAGGAAAACGCTGCATCTTGTCAACTGGCTGAGTCACATCATTAAATCTCTGAATACATTTAACTTTTACCACTGGTTTTTCCCCTTTCTGTTATTTTGCAAATACCCAATCTTCTGCAAGCATATCAGCCTGTGACGCTAACCATCCCATCTGCACACCGGATGTTCCGACAAAAGCCACTGCCATGTTTCCAATTGTGTCATGTTCACAATTTACAATTTCACCATCAGCAGTTTTATATGAGATTCCCGTAGCAAGCTGAATGTACTGTTTCTTTCCATTCCAACCTTTTCTTGCTACATTCATACCTCTTTTCAGATACTTAATTGCTTCCCCAAATGAAAATGTTGCTTCTCCACCAAGTTCAGGGCAGTTCTGGTTATCTGCAATTACCCAATCATCACATGCAACATTAGAAAAGGTGTAATCTACCACCTGTGTTTCTCTAATGTCCATTTCTTCTCCATCCTTCGTGTGCATGATAATTGTCTTTTTCTCTGGATCCCAGAACCAAAATCCACCCCAACTAGGAAGTTTTACTTTTGCACCCTGTTTCATACACTCAAATGCTTCTGAAAATTTCATTATTGTTTTTTCCTTTCTCTATAATCTTTCTTCAACAGCTCCCACTTCTCAGGCTCCTGGTATTTTAGTTTCTGGAACCCTGTGAATGATGCAGGTACACCGTCAATACCTGATTTCTTATACTTCTGATATTGCGCTTGGTCAGAAGCCTTATTTTGTATTGCCTTTTCCTGCCCTTTCGCCTTCGGGTTGTCTTTTACATATTTTTTATACCATTCCTCATAAGTCATGGAAGCTGGAACAAGTTCAGTTCTGCCCGTTTCCGGGTTCAGTGCTCGTCTTTTCAGTTTTTTTATATCATCCTCTGATATGACTGCAATAGTGGTACTCCTGCACCACGGATGCATAGGTGGGTAATTCTTTCCAACCTGTCTGTCCTTCAGGAAAAACCTTTTCCCATCCAATGACCGACATATCTCAGATGTACGCAAGTCCAAGGTTGCAAGAAACTGATACTTTTGCAGATCACATTCTTCATATGCTTCTGCATTCAGTTCCCCAGAAACAAACGCTGCTTCTGTGCGAACCAAACGCCTTGCTTCAAAAATCCCCTGGTCAAATTTATTTGCAATAATTTTCACGGCTTCATTTTCAGGCCGCCCAGTAATCAGATCAATCAGTAGTTCTTCTTTAATTGCTTTTGTCAGTGTTTTGCTATTCTTCCATAGGCGTTCAGAATAATGCTTTCCACTCCAAGGCATAGAAATGACTTTATCAATCTGTTTCTTGTCTATATGAGCAAAACTGAAAGCATATGACGTATTGTGCTGTATCTCATAAATCTGTCTGTAATAAGAATCATTCGCCAGATCCACAAAAAAATCACCAGCAAGTATTTTTTCCTGCTGGTAAACATTGTTCATCACAATATCAAGCTGATTCTGTATCTGTCTTAATCGGTCAATTCTGAACTGGTACGCTGGTGCATCCAGCTGTGCCAGTATTTCCCGGTTCCTACCATCCTGCTCTAACAGCCTTTTCAATTCTTCCAGTGATGAAGAATCCTGTAACTGACTAATCAGCCGCCTTGCTTCTGCTTCTGTTAAACCGTGACTGTTCTGATACCTGTCAAATATCTTTCTTGACTCATATATCAGCCATTTAGACGCTTTTCTATACAACGTGGCTATTTCATCCGCTGTCTGTTCAGCATCAGTCATATGATGATATATGAGATAATTCGCCCTATTTATCCAGTATTGTTCATTATTCATTTACCTTTCCATCTTTCTTTTTGGAATCCTTTTCATCATCCTGACTGTTATCAGGTTTATCACCAGAATCAGATGTATCTGTATCATCCGGCGGTGTGTTTGCCGTCATAGAAAACATTTCCTGCTGCCGTTTCAAATCATCCTCTGCTTCTTTCTCCACAGTTCTCAATTCTTCCTCTGGATCATCTACAAAAGGAATCTGGGCCAGTAACGTTTTCTTTCCAACCTTACCCCACAGATTAGATACAATCTGACTGATCTCTAGCAGGTTTTTCGGTAATGCCCTGGTGAAGGTGGGTACAATACCAGCCACATCAAAATTGATTCCCTTATTTGCGTAAAAATTAGCAAATATTCTCAGTCTCTTTCTCAGACCCTTTTTGTAATACCGGGTCTTAATCTTGGTTATGTTCTCCATCCCCAGCAGCTTAAATTCCATAGCCACCCCGGAAACATTGCCGCCAAAACTCTCATCTGACATACAGGGAATATGTGAAAACTTGTGTATATCCTGCTCAATTGCTTTTTTCAGTATCTCCACACCGTTTTCATCAAAGGTTCTTGTCAGATACTCTGCTTTCGTACCGTCAGGCAGTTCCAGAATCTTCTTTTTCTTCAGTTCTTTCTGTGCTTCGTCAGCAGAATCACTGATCTTGTTCCCCTCTTCATCATACTCATCACCATCTGATAACAGTGTCCCATATATGGCAAGGATAGCATCAATAAACTGTTCCTTGTCCGTTACACGGTCACTCATCAATGCGTTGTATGCATCAATCAATGGTATCTGTAACTCAAAGTCACCCAGCCCCATCTTATTGTTTAGGTACTCAATGATGGGGACTTCACCTTTATAATGTGGTTCAGCCTGTTCATAGGTGGGCTGAATACCATCAATATTCTGAATATTCAGGATGTACTTATAATGTTCCGTAACTACAGTAGCAATATACTTTATATCTGTCCGGTCAGAATCATCACGTTTTGCATAGTAATATACAGCAAACAGTTCATTCTGCTCAATCGTATCATCATACACAACAAAGGTATTCGCTGGTGACAAATTCTTTATCATCAGGTCTGTTTCATCTTTTTTGGTGTAGATGTATTCATAAGCCCTGCCAAAAATAGATAAGTCCAGACCGTTGTCACCGTCAGCTTCATCTGCTCCGGCGTATTCTAACTTATCCGTCAGGTCTGTGATATCTGTCTGTGCCTTATATGTAACCGGGTTACCGATAAAGTATGAACTGGCAGTATCAGAAATATCCTTTGCATGGTTGCATACCAGTTTGTTCTCCCGGTTCTTATCATTCAGGATCTTATGTTTTCCCTCATAGTAGTCTTCAAGAGTAATCAGGTGATCCACAAAACTCCTGTGTTTTAATATCAGGTGTCGGATAACCTGCTTATCAATACTCAATTCATTCCAGTCCTCAGCTGGTAATGTAAATACATGCATAACTATCAACCTTTCATAGTTTTCAGCTTTGCCAGCTGATTACTCAAAATCGTATAAACAAAGTATCTGACAGCATCCATTGCATGATCGTGCTGTTTCACTGGTTTATCTTCTCCCCTGTCTGCCGCCTTTTCATCCCAGATGTATGACTGAAACTCAGCAATAGTGTTTTCGCAGCTATTGCAAAAGAACAGCTTTTTAAGGTTCAGCAGTGTAGCAACCAGCCTGATACCATCCAGTACATCATTTCTTGCTTTCAGTACTTTATATTTTCGTTTTCTCAGTTCCGCAATAAAAGAAGCAGCTGATGGGTCCACAATCATTGCCCTGATTTTGGTTTCGCCCAGCCACTTTTTCAAGTCTTCTGCATATTCTGCATCAGTTTTCTGTTTTGACTTGTCACGTCCTGAATAGTAATATTCCCGGATGCAGTACCAATTCCCATCAGTGGCTTTATTCCACAGCAGAAATACAGTGGCATTCTGGGTACCATAGTCACATGACACATATCTGCATGAAGGATTATTTATCAGTTTACCTTTTATTTCATCATATTTGACAATATGTTCATCTTCACTGAACATATCATAAATAATTCCCTCAGCAACAGCCCATAACCCGAGGATGTACCGCTTGTAAAACACCCCGGTGTACATGCTCCTGTATCTTGTCTTGATTTTCTCAGACAATGACAGGTTATCATCCATTGTAAAATGCAGATACAGGATGTTCTTTTCCTTGCATTTGTTAATCCAGTTCTGTTTGAACCAATGATACGGACCGTCAGGGTTACAGTTGAACCACATCTTTGAGCCATCAACCGAACAACGTCCAGTAGCCTGATTGACAAATGATTCCGGCATCAATGCCACTTCATCAAAGAACACACCGGCCAATGTGATACCCTGCACCAGATCCTGTGATCTTTCATCTTTACCACCGAAGATATAATAAAAGTTTTCTACATCCCCACGACTGACTACCAGAAGGTTATCAGCCCTGTGATCCGTAACAGAATAACCCCTGCTTCTCAACATCAGCTTCAGCCAGAACAGCACATTTCGCCTGAATGATCCGATAGTCTTACCACACATACCGAAGTTTTGCCCGTCAAAATTGGACATTGACCACATGACAAATGATAAGCACATTGATATTGTCTTTCCTGATCTAATAGCACCATCTGCAATTATTCCATCTGCATCTTTTACAGGTGAGTTATCACACCACCAATTCAATACCTTGCGTTGTTTCTTTGAGAATGGCTGAAACTTAAATACCTGTTTCTTCATCATTCCAATCCTCAGCAGCAGAAGAATTTAATGCTTCCAGGAATCCATCATCTACTGTTTCTTCAACATCATTCAGTTGGGCTTTTGCTTTCATTGACTGGATCCTTGTCTTCTGTTCTTCAGTAGCCAGTTCCCAGTTTGCATGAAGCATTTCGTCATACTGCTTTATCATGCGGCTTAATTCAGCCTGCGCCCTTGCCTGTGCCTTTAAGAAATTATTCTGCTTGTCCCATGCTTCCTGTACTTCCCAACGTTCCTCTGATACAGTCTCACCATCTTTCTCACCAATCTTGTTGATGGTTCTATCTTGGTGATCCTTAACATAAGCTATCCGCTGTGCTCTCACAATGGCAGCATATGCAATCTGTATCTGGTGCCACAACAGGTCCAGCGGATCTGCATGTTCAATTGCGTCAAAAATCTCTTTCGTCTCATCCGGCAAATACTTAGAAAAGAATCCATACTTCTCAGCGTTCTTATTTTCTGGTGGTCCAGTACCACCATGACCCTTTGCATTTTTATTACCTGGTTGACCGCCTCTTTTTCTTTTGGAACGTTCCGTATTTTTTTGGAACGTTCCATTCAATTTATCGTTCCAAGAATCTTTTGATTTCCACCCACGAACTGTTCCGGGTGAAATATTTAACTGGCTTGCAATCTCAACTAAATCAATGTTTCCTTTATGTTCTTTATAAATTTCGAATGCCTTATTTCTATTGGGATCTCTTGCCCTTGCCAAGCCCCACCACCTCTCATTCGTTTCATTTTGTATATCGAAAAGTCCGGGAAGCTGTAAAGGAAGAAACAGCTATATTTCCCGGACAAAGTAAAAAGCACATCCCCATGACAAAAGGATATGCTTCATGTCTAATTGAACAGTCTACACAATATCAGCTTTCCTGACTCACATTCAAGTCAAATCAGACTGCTTTTATATCAACTCTGACTCAGATTATGTCATTTATTTTCTGATGTAACTAGTTTTGTAACCAATTGTAACCAGTTTGTAACTCATTTTACACTAATCAGTTACACTCTCAGCCCTTGATTTTACTGGATTTCCGACATTTTTGTAACTAATGTAACTAATTTTTACTATATACTATTATATATATTATTTTTATTACTTCTTACTGATATACATTATAATAAAAAATATTTATAATAAGAACATTGTCAAAATTAGTTACATTAGTTACATCCGCATAAAATAAGGCATTATAACAGTTACAAAACCAGTTACAAACTAGTTACAAACGCCCAAACTAGTTACAAAAACATAAAAACAGAGGGTCAGCACTACACCAACCCTCAATGTTTGTTATACATCTGCATTTATTTCCTGCTCATACATCTGATAAAATTCGTTCAATGCCGCTCCATGAATATGAAATAAATATCTCACATTGTAATTCATATCATCAGATATCTGGTTCCAGCTTTTCAGTTCAACATATCTTTCATATAAAACAGAGATATGTACATCATCCGGTAACTCATTAATCTGTTCACAAATTCTTATCTTCAGTCCAACCAAATCATCAATTTTATTATTGATTTCATCCTCTTTTTCTGAAATCTTTGCAAACAGTTCTTCATAACGACTACTTCCAGATTTACTGGTCTGCACTTTTTCACCAGTACCAGGACTGCCAATAGTATACAGCATACCTTTTAAGTTTTCTTTCTGCCGTATCATTCTGTTTATGGCTGCATCTTTCTCCCTGATCTGGTTCAGATACTCTTTTGCGGTCATTCCACAACACCTCTTTCCTACTTAAAGATACGCCCTGATTTCTTATGTCTCAGTGTGACACGTCCAACAATTTCAAATCCTGCCAGATCAAGCAGCAGTCTGAACGACTGCATAACCTTATGGTTCAGCTTGTCAATTTCCTGCTCCTGTTTCTTGGCAGATCCCATTGCAACACCCGCTGTCGGATCTGAATAACCCTCACTGTTCTTATAACTTATTCTCATCATCCCCCAACTCATTAACTTCTCCAATATTATCATCTGCTCCAGCTACGATAAGGGCTGTTAAGAACACCCCCATTGCAAGTCCACTGATGAAACACAATGTCCCAATAATAAAGTACCCCACATTATCTCCCCTTTCCGTGACCTCTGAGAAAATGATCCAGTAATCTGTCACGCCAGTCTTCTCTATGTTTTTCACAGGAATCCTCATCATCTACTAAGATTCCCTTGCGATCACAAAAACCATCTTCGTTGTCAATACATGTCCGACATGTCTTATCAATCATATCTTTATCACTCCCTTATAAATATCTTTCTGACCGTGTTATCTATTCTGCTGGATATAATTTCAAGGTGAAGTCTTTTCTTGATCTGCTTACTGAATACAATCTTACCCATAGGTTGCATATTATTATCTGCACAGAATACCTGATACCGTTTATATACATCTGCTGTTGCTTCGTTTTCAATACTTTCAATGCCATTATCTTCAATGAATGCTTTAATAGGGTTGTTCTCATTTTCGTATTCATCCAGCTGTTCCTGAACTTTTTTCGATTTAGTGAAACCATTATTTTCAATGATTCTCTTCAGTCCCTCAATACCAATTTTAATCATGTATTCTACTGAACTTTGTTCATTCAGTTCATACTTGATATAAGGACGGAATTTAGGATCAATGGTAACCCCATCTTCCAGATACTTTGAGAATCTGGTATTAAATGGGATAATAACTAAACGTCTGAGAACTGCACCTGTTTTGTCTTTCATTCTTGGAATATCATTGGCACTGAATAGCAACTTTGTGTATGGGTTAAATTCAAACGGATCCTGACCTTTTCTTTCAGCCTTGATTCTGTCACCCGTAACAATTTTCTTAAATACTGCCACCTGAGAACCTTGCAAGAAATCATCACCGATATCATCACCTAAATTTGCCAGCTTTCCGAATATCATGGATGTACTGAACCGGTCACCCAGTTCCTTCAGGTCCAAGGCAGATGTGTTTGCTTCACCGAGAATTGTTCTTATGCAGCTTATGAATGTAGACTTTCCATTTGCTTTATCACCAGTAAGCATAAACGCCTGTCCTAATTCATTCTTTCTGTAAAAGCAATAACCAATAACTTCTTCCAGCAACATTCTGATAACCGGATCATTACAGGCAAGCCGGTTCAATGTATCATCTGCCAGTTCATTGTAAGCATCCGAGTTATAGTTCCACGGTATTTTGTTTGTGATAACTAAATCAGAGGTAAACGGTTGCATCTGATCTGTAACAATATCGTAAATACCATTCTGAAACGCTATATAACGGGCATCTGCTGCCGTTTTTTCTTCAGCTATTAATTCCAATAACTCTAACACTTCCCGACGTTGCGTCTTCTTCAGGTTCGGTATCTGCTGGATCATCACCTTCTCAATCTCCCGGTACCCTACCTGATAAATCCCATCTTCATATACATGAAGCTGACCATTGATTCTGGCTACATTACAGTTACTTTTTAACCAATCTGCAAAACGTTCAAATAAAAATGTAGTACCATTGAAGAACACAGGTTTCTGAAAGGCTTCATCTCTAAGGATCACTTCTAGTTCTTCATCAGAAAGTGATTCTTTCAGGACGTATTTATTCAGGATCCTGATAGCTTCCCTTGTTTTATCCACCGTAAAACCATTTGCTGTGAGTGTCAGAATGTAGTTGAACAGGGCCTGATTCCTGCCATCTCCTGCATCCATATCAATAAAATCAGTGGCAGCCTTTACAGGAAGCATCCACTTCGGTAACTCCTGATATGTACCACCTTCTTCGATATCCCATTCAATGAAACGTTCTTCACCATTAATCTTGATAACCTCATATGATGTTCTGGTTCCACATTTGATGTCTGCTGTCAGCCCAATAGCAAGCGGCACATGTGTGTGGTTCCTTGTTACCTGATGATTTTTGAACAGGAAGTGCTTTCCTCTGGTAGTCTGGTATACTCTGCAATCAAGCTGATAGTCTTCAACAATATCCATCATGATTTCTGACTGTTCATAATCATCAATGTCTATCAGGATAGTGTCATTTTCCAGAACGCCCCCGAAACCGGGAAGATCTTTCACCTGCTCATAAGTCTTGAACCTGGTCTTATTCTTAAATTTTTCAACTGCTGCTTTTCCTTTGGTTTCAATATATCCTTTATAGAGCATCCCTCAACCACCTACTTGTCCCATTCTTTGATACATTGCGTATGTATAAAAATCTCAGTTCCACGCTTTGTTTTTACATATTCAATATCAGGATCCTTTTCATATATCTGTTTACTGCATACCGGACATATACATGTCCAGTTGTAATCTTTTTTCTTTAATGCTTTGTATCTATTCCACATTTGCACTTTTGTCATTTGAACATTTGCCATCATCCCCACCTTTCCGGTACTATGCTGCAATACCAAACTGTTTCAATCTTCTTTTTGCTAAGTCTATATACCACTGTTTGTCCAGGTTCTGCGGTACCTTTACCCCATTTACATCATCATTGTATATAAAGCAATGATCTGGTGTATCTGCGAACTTTTCAGGTTTACCACGGGAACCGCCGCACTTTAATATCCTACCATCCTGCAACTCATTTGAAGCAAATACCCGATAAGACTTATATGTATACCGCTGAGTCTTAGGATAATCGTAATATGTATGTTTTACCCTGACACCCTCAACACGCTGGACAGGTATACAGTGTTCATGTTCTACATGTGAATATTTATCTGACAGTTTCACTAGCTTCTGAAACTCTTTCAGATCATCACACTGGTTTATTGTCTGTTCCACTGGTATCTTTTTGACCATGTAATCAACAAGGGCTTTATTCAGAATTGGAAGATCATAATCAACCGCTGAAAGACCTTTCAGATACTTACCGATTCTTTCCACATCACCATCAGCTGAAATCCATAAGTAATTGTTTACATCCTTCTGATAGATTTCAGAGATATTATCAAGTTCCAACAGGATAGAACATTTGTCTGTACTGCAACGCTGTTCCCACTCCCAGCAGATATCATCAACCATTTCAAACGCTTCATCAGTGTCAGGAATCCAGATAATAAGACCATCCGTATTTGACTGGATCAATTCAAACCCAGGTATTACTTCCAGATGTTCAATCAGATCCAGCAACATAAGCTGACCATTGATACACATGCAGTTGTTATTTCGTGGATCATATGCAGGGTTCGTTTTATCTTTCATGGCACCTGACAGCGCATTAAGCATTTTCTTATATGGTAACTGGGCCTTTTTCCATTGTTTAGCCAGTGGTTTATTACCTGCTTTTGCCGCCTGAACTTGCGCTTTCTTCATTTTCTTTCTGGTCACGTATACCTTCGGATAGTTGTCATTACCTGCTGCCCTGGTGACAAGTCCCCATGCGATCAGCATTGAAGGATAGTAGTTGTTCACATCAACGTGTAATATCTGCCCTGTTTTATGAATTGGTTTTTCAGTTGCACCATGCAAACCACCGAAGCCAAATGTATGAGGAATCCCAGCAACTACCGTTTCCAATGAACGGTTATAAAAATATTTCTGCCACCGAAAAGAATCTGTCCAGTCGCACTTTTCCATCTCTGACTTCCATTTCTTTTTCAGCTTTATACTATTGGCTTTCTCATAGTTTTCTTTGGCTTTTGTATAATTTATCTTCATTTCTTCAGTACAGTCTTTTACCGCTGTACTGAACCAATCCTGAACATATTTGTATTTGTTCAGTCTCAGACACGGAAGAAAGAAATAATCAAATTCATCATTGAAGTCCTGTTTTGTACACCCAAGAACCTTTGCTGTGATTCTGGCTTCACTGCTGCCGATATCGGATAAACTCACATATTCCGGGAACGCCTGCACAATTCCATGCATGGCATTAAATACATCTACATTTTCCAGGAATACTTTTATAGTCTCTTCAACATCATGCCGACAGTAAAAAACTGTCTGTTCTATTTCTTTCTCAGTCAGTTTTCTTTTGATATCAAAGGGTACTTCTGTTTCCTTGATGTTACTACCCATGAAACCTTCCATGGTCTTCAGACCAACGGGTGGGTTAGGCATAACATCATAATTTATCATTGGAAGTTTATTAAATACTCTTGAATACTGCCAGCCTTCTTTTCCCTGAATGATGATCCAGTCATTGATCTTCTTTGGATCCAATCCCAACAGAATCCCTTTCATGATGTATTGGTCATAATGACGGTTGTTAAATCCAACCCATATATTACTCATATTTCGCTCATATAAGGTTCTTAACTTATCCTTGTCATTGATTATCACGTGTTCTTTTTGATTCGTCACATCAATGAAAACTGCAAGCCAGTCACGTTCAAAAACCTCAAAATCGTAAAATATCATCCTGTCACCTTTTCAAATGCAGGGTGGAATAACATATTGCTATCCCACCCATAACTTAATTAGCAGTCAAACACCTCATTGATAGTGATAGGGTTGAAGTCTTTTGCGGCCCAATCAACCTCAGCTTCAACCTTTCCCTGCACTTCCTGAAAAATGTCAAGAACACAATCAGCAAAGTCAGAATAATTGTAAAATTCCGGTACGGTTTCTGTTTCCAGCTTGTCAAGCCATGTGCAAACGGACTTGATAGCCTTACCATCATTCCATTTTTCAGAAGTCTTGTTTCCAGAGATTACACGATTGAAAAACAGCAGTCTGCCTTTATGCGGACCTTCTTTGATCTTGCACTGTACCGCAAACATCAGCTTGTCTTTCGCTTTTGTCGGCTTAATTTCCATTTTATCGAAGCCAACAATATAAGTACCATCCGGGACATCCTCAAATGAAGAAAGATCTGCATTCTTTACTTCTTCCTGTAATGCGTCAAGATCAACTTTCTTGTCAAATGCACTGAAATCTACTGCCATAATAATTCACCTATTTAACCTTTCATTTATATAAATTCATTTGTTATCTGATTACTGTCTGGTTCTGCGTCTTCTCTGCCCTCTGACCGGTGGTTCCGGTGCATTCATTGCACCTTCAGTTTCTGGTGTGGCATCCATTTTATCAGATTCAGACTCAGTAACTTCTGGTTCTTCCTGAACTGGTTCAGACTGTTCAACTGTCTGTTCAGCGGTCTTTCTTTCCTTGCGTGTTCTTCTTGGTGGTTTCTGTAACTCAGGGGCAGGTACACTTGCAGCCGCTTCTGCCGCAACATCAAAATCAACTTCTTCAGAATCACCTGCTGCTTCCTGAATTGCTTCATCTACTTTTTCCTGGTACTTTGTCATTTTCTCATGGTTTTCAGCTTCTACCTCAGCCCTGCTCTTGCGTGTTCTGGCAGTCTTTTCTGCTTTTTCAACTGGTTCTGCTTTCTGTTCTGCTTTTCTGGTTCTGGAACGTCTGCCGGAAGCATCCGGTTTTTCAATATCACCTGCTACTTTCTGGTCCTCTTTGTCCATTTCTTCATCTGACTTATATGTACCCAGTTCATAATAATTTTTAATCTTGTCATACACATAGTTCAGATCATTATCAATGGCGTAATTCTGGAACATTCCAAGTGGTGACTTAACTGTATCTTTTCCGCTGTTCTGAGTGTAAAAGTAATATTTAGCTTCATATACACCAGTTCTCAGAACTATTGTAAACAGTCCTTCAATAGTGATCTTCTCTCTTAACAGTTTTCCGATCAGCTTAACTGTAGTCAGTCCATTGTCCAGAGTTTCCAGATGGGTCATATAAGCAACTACCACATCATCCGGTAAGTCTTTGCACACATCAATGATTTCAAAGTAATTTGCACCGAAATCATTGTACTTGTCCCATCCTGTTTCCTTGATTCTGTTCATGTACGGAATAGCAAGGATATACTGGAAATCATCAACCACGATCAGCTTTTTACCTGCCTTTACCTGCTCTTTGATATACTTGATGATTTCTCTTGCATCTGTCACATTATCCAGTGTTTCAAAATGATTCTTGAATGGTAATGGTTTACCTACTGGATTTACTACTGCTGTAATAGCCGGATCACAATTTCTCATGCTGGTACTTTTACCTGTACCAGACTCACCCATGATTAATACTTTCTGTGCCATAATTCTTATACCTCTCTTTCTTATTCTTCATCCTCTGGATTGTTATTACCCTCAATGACCTTACTGGCCCACATATCAGCCCAGTGAAGGATCATATAAAGCTGTGTTTCATGCCCCTTGACACCATAGTTTGCAGTTTCATACAGTCCATCATGATATCTGATAGCAAATTCTTCATCCTCTGTCAGATCAATGAACAGGGTTGCAAGTTTAATGGATCTGGTTGCGTGATCCAGCGGTAACAGTGACGGATTACGTTTCCATGGTTTAGCATCTGACTGTTTACCGGATTTCAGGATGTTAGGAATGTACATCTGTTTTCCATAATCGCCGCATTTACCGAGATCATGCAATAAGGCGGCAATCACTACACTATCCTTGATTTTGTTGTAGCCTGCACCACCCAGCAGGGAGACACCGATTTTTTCAGCAGTAAACATTACATTTACTGAATGTGCCGCCAGTCCACCTTTTTCATGTGAATGGTTTCCACCAGATGCAGGGGCTTCAAAAAATCCGCACTCTCTCATATACTCAATCAGGTCAAGGACTCCATCACGCCCGGTTTTAATCAGTTCTTCCCTGATAATATCCGGGTAATTGTATTCAACCGCAGTTGCTTTCTCATTCGCCCCTTCTGCAACCTCATTTTCTAATGTACCTGTTGCAACCTGCTCTGCTGTCATTTCTTCAACTTTCTTTTTTGCCATGTTTATTTATCCTCTCTTTCTTAATTTTTCTTTCCACTGATCCTGAAATTCAATGTTATCCAGGTACCAGGAATTTCCCTTTGCAGTATCTGCTACAAATTCCTTGAAATTATCAAAATCTTTTGGGTACAGTAAAATCCCACGTCCACCAGCTTTTCTGATGTTCTCAAGATGATAAAGCTGCAACTCTGATGGTTCCCCTCTCGGTGCTTTTATTTCAAGTCCAAGGAATCTACCACGCATACACACTAGTAAATCGGGAATCCCACTTTTGGTATAAGCCGCACCACCCCAGTATTTCAGGAACCAGAATCCTTTTCCCTTCAGGAAGGTTTTCACCTTATTTTCAAAGTTCTTTTCTGCTGCCGTATTACTCACCTCTTTTCTCAGATTTATATGTATATCCGTTCGCATAAGCAAACAGTGTCAACCATGCAAAGTTGATACAGCAAATGATCCCAGGAATCCAGGAATAGGAATCTAACAGACTACCAAAATATAAAAATGAGATACCATTGATAAGTGTAATCAGCTTTAAAACTCTATTTTTCAAACAACTCATCTGTCAGTTCCTTCCCCTTTCTCAATGCTGCAAAATTCTTTTCCTCAAAACTGCCTTTCACCAACAGGTAATAATAAAAGCAACTTTTATCCTGTCCTATACGGTGAATACGTTTCTTTGACTGTTCCCATAAATCACAGGATCCTTTGCCAAGTGGCAGGGTGTAGTAAATGATCTTATTTGCTTTCTGAAAATTTCCACCCATTGCACCAGCCTGATACTGAATGAATGTCACGCTGTTCTCTACACACTCATAGGCATACATTGAACGCCCTGAACCATTCACAAAACTTACTTCCCGGTCAAGTGCTTCACATATTTTCCTTAGCCTTGTAAGTTCCTCATTAAAATTGTAGAAAACAATCACCCTGTCTTCTGTTGATTCCAGTAAGTCCCTGAATGCATCCATTTTCTCCTGATGGTACATTCCGCATAACTGCCTTGCATACAGAATCTTAGTAAGACTGTTATCACCTACCAGTTCCGTACCATCATCTAAAACCAGATAACCATTTTTCATGAAATGCCTGTACTCTTTGGTAGGTTTCACATAAATCTTCTGTTCAATCTGTTCAGGCAGTTCAATGACTTCCTGCGTTTTCATAAATACTGCCCCATGTTGTGACAGTTTCTTTTTCAGATGATCTACGTGTTTATACCCAGTAACAACTTCCCGTTTGAATTGCCCCTGTTCTACCCATTCTGTATCTACATAGGAAGCCCAGAATGCTTTTTTCTTTATGTCCCATCCCAGCAGCTTGCATTGTGACCACAGCTTTTCATATTTACCGGATGTTGGTGTACCTGACAACAGAACAACGCTTTCTGGTTGTAATCTCAGAATGAATTTTGCTCGCCGTGTAGTCTCATTTTGTATCAGTGAAGATTCATCCAACATCAAAGTAAAATCCTTTATATGAGTGATATATGGACGCCTGTACACCAAATCATAGTTGATAACACCGACAATCTGTTTTTTATAGTCATAGATGGTACTGGTGTCAATCAATTCCCGGAACCGTACCACCTGTGTTTTCTTTGTCAGGTTGAACACTTCATAATCTGGATAGTACTTTTCAAAGTGATCCACCCAGTCATCAATCTTTGATTTCTGGCAGACCACCAGATTTACGTCATTATTCAGCAAGTACATTTTCTCTGCACCGACAAAAGTTTTACCAAGGCCCATGTCCAAGTAATATGCGCATCTGTTGAATGATTCTGTCTGGTCAAGGGCTTTTTGCTGGTGTGGCATAAATTGTAAAGAAGTCATGATAAAAATTTTAAAATCGCAGCTAATCCTTGATGTACATTACCAACCTGTTCAATCAGGTTTTCTTTCAGATCATCACCTTTTTCTTCACATACATCCGGCTGACAGGTAATGTTTAATTCAGCTGCAATTTCATCAACCACCTTGTCAAACATGGTATCAAATACCGCATCTGAAAGGTCATGATTTCCAATGATTTCAAGACGGATAATATTTTTCACAGCTTTGGTAATATCATCCTGTGAAATATTTCCACCTGTAAGTGCATAAGACTTATTAATAGCGTCCTGAATACCCTTATCAATTCCTTTTTTCTTAATAAGTTCCATAATCTTTTCCATTACTTTTATCCTCACTTTCTTTCTGTAAGCTCAATCTGTAACTTTGCAACTTCAACAGCAGCTCTATACACAAGTGCATACTTGTTATTTCCGTGGGTCTGCGTTACCTTTTCCAGAAACTTATCAATCTTCCCAAGAAAACAACCACATTTTACGGTGATCTCATTGTCTTTATCTCTAAAGAATGTAGTAAAATCGTTTCTGCTGCCAACAGAACCCATTACCAGAACATGACTAGCCAAAAAGACCTCGGCATCACCACAAACCTTGGCATTGCCCCAAACCTCGGCATCACCACAAACCTTGGCATTGCCCCAAACCTCGGCATCACCACAAACCTTGGCATCACCACAAACCTTGGCATCACCACAAACCTTGGCATTGCCCCAAACCTCGGCATCACCACAAACCCAAGCCTTTCCTTCATGGGAAAGATTTTCTTCTTTCTCGATCCAGCCACCAAGTTTCCCAACTTTGACAAATCCAAATTCGACTGTGGCTTTAATTCTATGTAACGTTGCGGTCCTGTTCCAAAGTTCAACCCGTTTAGTTTCCCCTGTAAATTCATATTTTTTCATTGTCATTTTTCCTCTCTTTCTTTTAACTTAAAACACTCTTCAAATGTCATACTTGTATATTCAAGTATTTTGTATATTTCGGATATGGTAAATTGTTTCTTACCAACTATTTTTTGATATGTGTTTGTCATACTACGCTGTATGATATGCGCTATCTCATCACAGTTACATGAATTATTTTTAATGAATCTTGACAACCCTTCATAATTGCATGATTCTGATAACTTTTTTGGTTTACCCCTCTTATTTGTCAAAGGTTCACTTAACAGCTGATGTACACGCTGACGTGAAATACCAAATTTGTCCCCAATCTCTTGATAAGTGCATCCATCAAGATACATGGGATACGCTTCAACTTTCTGTTCTTTCGTCATACCTACCACCTAATTATTCCATCTGATCCTCAGATCAATATTCAACTGCTCTTTGATTTCTTTAATGTAATCATCCCAGGTTGCCAGATCATCCATGAGATACTCAGCACCTTCTTCCATCTTGGCAATCAAACGTCTGCAACGTTTCTCACCGAAACCAAATTCGTCATGAACGGCAGCAATACATAAGATAGTGAATGTATCAATTGTCATTTCCTTGATTTTCTGTGATGCTTTATCCAAATCCTTAGCTGCCAGAGAAGTATGTATTCCGGTCACACCTCTGAATTTACATTCTCTCTCTAATGCTTCAAGTCCACCTTCCTTTACAATTCTTCTGGCAAGATCAAGACCGTCTTCACGACCTCTTTCATACTCTCTCATTTTGTTCATAAGGCAATCCCCTCAACTTCTGCAAATCTCTTTGCATTGATAAAATAGGACCATCTGTTGTCAGAGGTATGTACTGCATATCCCCAGGGAAAAACACCCTGCTGTAAACCTTTTCTGACCGTGTTATGGTTCATACCCATCAGTTTCGCCGCCTTCGTCACATCAAGTCTCGGGATAACGCCATCCCTGATTTCAAGCTGTGGCATAACCTGAAGTTCCTGATCCATGCCGGTAAAGTAATCAGAAGCCAGACCAAGTGACGTAGCAATGGCACTCTGGACATCTTCTGACGGGATCTGTTTACCTGACAGATACTGGCTCACAGAACCCTTACTTTTCCCGGTCATTGTTACCACCTGCCGCTGGTTCAGGTTCAGTTCCTGCATTGCTTTTTTCAACTTCTCAGCAAATTTCATTACATTTCACCGCCTTCCGGGAAATTATTGTTGTTATACTGTCGCATGATGTGCGTACAAATTTTATTGTCTACCTCACAACCGGGTGTGATGATCCGGTAAGCCTTTTTGCCATTTTTCAGGTCATTGATAAATTTTTGGTATTCTGTCATGGAATCGAACTCTATTACCTGCTCAATCCACGCTGAAATGATTTTTTTCATTGCAATCCTGCTCACTTTCTGCTACTATGTAGCTGAAATAATTTTTTCATTGTCTGTCCCATTGGAACTGGTACTTCCCGTGGGACTTCTTTATGCTGCTTCCATAAGTGGAAGATAACCTTCTTTTTTCAAAGTCTCATACAGGAATAATCTTCCTTTCTGTGTCCATTCGGTACACATCTTTACATCCAACCTTCCGTCACGGTGTCTGTATTCGTATGTAACACTGCGGACATATCCACAAGCCTGATACTTTGCGTACAGTACCCACTGATCACCGACCCTGTACTGTATTCCCAGTTCATAAAGTAACTTATTGAATGCTCTCGCACTCATACCGTAATCCTTTGCAATCTGGGTTGTCTTAACAGATGATGTGCTTTTTAAGATCTGGTTAACATAATCTGCTTTCGGCTGCAACTCAGCAATTAACTTCTGCTGAGTCAGTACCTGTTCAGACAGGAATCTGCGTTTATCACGTTCTTCCTTGTATTTCGTCAAAAGCTCAATCCCAAATTCGGGATTGTTCAGGATCTTATCGGTTACATCTTCAGTAGCATATATCCCATGTTTCCTGATTGCCGGGAGTACCTCACTTGTTACCCAGTGTTTAAATCTTCTTGCAGACGGTAACTTACTACTGAGGATTAAGGAGTAGAGACCGGATTCGTTGATGATGGTAAGCCCTCTGTTACTTTCAAAAGTACCGTTTTGGTAGTTTTGACGATCCTCTTCATCTACATGTCTGTTAATATCTCGACTACCGTTTTGGTACCCGAGATTGTCTGCAACATCTTTACCAACGAACCACGGTTCTCCATCAATCTCTACTGTACGGATGTCACCAAATTCAGGGTTATTGAAAACCTGAATATTATTCATTTACTGACCTTCTTTCTTTTCTGGTTTGTCTTTTTCTTTCTGCTTTACCATTGCTTCACCCATTCCCAACAGATAACCTTTATCAAACTCAGACATCTTAGGTACTGCGGTTGCAATTGTTTCAAGAATCTTCTTTTCTTTTTCTGACATAACTTTTCACTTCCTTTCTCTTGGTTATAGTCTTGCTTCGCTTGAACAATGTAAGTCAACAAGGTACTGTGTCCTCTCGCTCGTTGATTCTTCCGCTTAACACCTTCTTGTTATAGGAATAACGTGGCAATTGGCTTGCCCTCAGTACCCAGTGGTACACACTCTGCGTCAGTGTCCTGATGTTCCTGCTTTCTTCAACTGCTTTGCCGGGTCATGTTTGTCATACACGTAACTCTGTCTACCAGGTACCGTAGCCTAACTGCCATGTTACTTGTTACGTAGCCCTCTCGCTTCACCCGATCTTTCCTGCTTTCCTTATTGACTTATGTGACCTGCCATCATCAGCACCGGGTGGTCATTTCCGGTGGACGGTCATTTCTGACCGTTTCGGCTATTTATTTTCTAAAACAATTTCAAGCACATTATTTTCAACCACTCCCATATCAATAACTCTTTTGTCTAAAAGTTCACCTGCTTCATCACAATCCAAAAAGTATTCTGCATAGTGATTTGTGCTGAACTTCATGCCGTACATTTCCATTGTTACTCTAATCATTGTGTTATTGTCGATTGCCATTAAAATATCATTAAACTTCATATCTCTTTTTCCTCTCTTTCTTGATGTGTTGCTGTTTCTCTTTGTTGGTATACCGCAATTATATGTTGGTTAATTTCATTTGTCAATAGTTTTTTTGCAATTTACCAACATTTTGTTATTTACCAACATTTTTATATTGATTTTTTGTTTGTATTGCTGTACAATACAAAATAAGAAAGGAAGTGAACAAAAATTGAATGAAAGATTAAAAAAGTTAAGAAAATCATTAGACTTAACTCAACAAGAATTTGCCGACAAAATAGGAATAGCTAGAGGAAATATTGGCGCTTATGAAGTTGGAAAGAATGCACCCAGTGATGCAGTCATTTCTTTGATATGCAAAACAGACTTCTCAAGAGGTAGGGTCAATGAAAAATGGTTGAGAACTGGTGAAGGTGGGGACGATAACATGTTTATCGAAGCCCCAAGAGATGAGCAGATTTCTAAATTTGTTGGTGAATTGTTAAAAGAGGAAGAAGATTCTTTCAAGAAAAGGTTTATATCAATGCTCGCTGCACTGGATGAATCTGACTGGGAATCTTTAAAAAAGATGGTTGAACTACTGCAAGAAAAAAGGGACTGAATTAATTCAGTCCCAGAATTGCTCTGACATATATGTAGATCAGACGTAACCGTCTATCATCTGCATGATCGAGCATTTCCATTATTTTTCTTTTATAGTCCAATACATCCATCCCCTTTGTGAACCACACGACCCGAAACAGTAGCGATAAATACATTATCGAACATCTGTTTGTTATTGTCAAGTGGTAAATTATGGAAAAAGGTACGATATGAAAGATAAAAAGACTGGGCTTCGTAAAGAGATAATTCTCATAACAAGTATCGCATTACTAATTATCTCCATTACTTCTTCCGGCACTAAACTTTATTTTTCTATTCCATCAGCTCTGGTATGTTTCCTTTGCGAAACATATGGACTTGCTAACAGAACCCAAAACAAACAATACAAATTTATATTTTCTGTTTTTTCTCCGTTCTGTTTCCTGTTCCTACATTTTTGGCTGCTATATTTATGCAAAGACCCTTCTACAATGATGAAAAGAGCACATTCCAGTTATATCATTGCGATTGTAATAATTGCATTACTGGACATATGGTATTCATCATTAATTTCAGAGAAAGTGCAGCCGCCAATTGTTCAACAAATTGATTTTTCTGAAATACCTGCAACTGTTGAAAACATAACATCAGAGGAACCAGTTCAGACAATGAATGAACATATTGAACTATATAATGACAAATTTGATTACATGACTGGCGCTGATTTTGAAGTATATTGTGCTGATCTGCTACGGAAAAATGGCTTTATAGACGTATCTGTGACATCCACAAGTGGCGATTTTGGTGCTGATATTATTGCAACTCAAAACAAAATAAAATATGCCATCCAATGTAAATGTTATTCTTCAGATATCGGCGTAGACGCAGTATATCAGGTTACTGGTGGTATGAAATATTATGATGCTAATGTGGGAGTTGTTCTCACAAACAGATATTTTACACGTCAAGCGAAAGAGTTAGCTTCAAAAATCGGCATTGTGCTGTGGGATAGAGACTTTTTAATCTCTCTGATTGATTCTAAAGCTGATATTGTTTCAGACGCAAGAATACCAAGTCAAGAAGATGGAACTTATGACCGTGATGTACATTTTGAAGAAGCAGGTAAACTTATTATTAAAAAAGAAAATGCGTATGTTGGTTCACTGCAAAGAACATTTAAAATTAGTTTCAACAGAGCAACAAGAATTATGGATCAGCTTTGTGATGCAGGAGTTATAGGGCCTGAGAATGGAACAAAACCAAGAAAAATTCTTATGTCTATGGAAGAATTTGAAGAATATTTGAAAAATCATTAGTTTGTAACCAGTTTTGTAACTCATTGTAACTCATTTGTAACTGTTCCGAAACTGTCAGAAGTCCAGTAAATACAAGGCTTCGGGGCATTTTTGTAACTGTGTAACTCATTTTCCCTTATATATTATATATTTTTATTATTTACTTACTTTTATATTTTTAATTTATTTTTTTATAATAAAAAATATTTATAATAAGAACATTGTCAAAATTAGTTACATTAGTTACATCCGCATAAAATAAGGCATTATAACAGTTACAAAACCAGTTACAAACTAGTTACATTAGTTACAAATTGATTTTAATATAGAAAACCGCCCTGATGTTGGCGCATCAAGACGGTCCTCTGTTCCCGTTATGGGATGGATGTATAAATTTCCAATAATCATTCTACCATAATGGGGACAGTCAAACAAGCCACACAAATGTTTGGCTGTTATTTTTATACCCATTTTTAGAAAGGATGATGAAACTATGGCTGAAGGTGTAAGAAAAAGAGGTAAGACCTGGTCTTACTATTTTGACACTGCCAAGATTAATGGCGAACGAAACAAGATTGAAAAGGGTGGATTCCGCACCCAGAAAGAAGCATTGGACGCAAGGGCTGCTGCCATTGCAGAATATAATAATACCGGCAGATCATTCTCACCCAAAGAGATCAGCGTTGCTGATTACCTGGACTATTGGCTGGAAACTGTAATAAAGAAAAATATTGACCATGGGTACACTTATAATACCTATCGTGATTATGAATCAAAGATCAGGCTGCATTTAAAACCTGCTTTTGGTATCTACAAATTAAGCAGTTTTCAGTATGCTCCTGATAAGGTCCAGGAATGGATCAATGACATGAAGCTAAAGGGTCTGTCCAAAAGTATGATAAAAAATACTCTGACCTGTCTGCAAGGTGCCATGAATTACGCCATACTGCCGCTGAATTATATTCAGTCTAATCCCTGCATTCCGGTAAAAGTCGGTAAGATGCCAATAGATGTAGATGCAAAGGCTCATACTGAATATATCTGCCCCAAAGAAGAATTTGACAGGATCCTTGCACGTTTTCCAGAAACCAGTTATTTTCACCTTTCCCTTGTGGTACCTTACAATGTCGGGACACGAATCGGTGAGACCTTCGCTATAGACCTGGAAGAAGATGTGGATTTTTCCAAACATGAACTGAAAATCAAAGGCCAGATGTACAAGATTGAAAAGACCTGGTTCATCAAACCACCTAAGTATGACTCCCACCGCACTGTCAAAATAGGACAGACACTTGAAAAAGAACTGAAATATGCGATAAAACAAAGAAAAATAAACCGGCTGAAATATGGCGGTGCATATCTGAAGACTTACCTGCTGCCAGATAACTCTATCACTCAGGTTAGGGCTGACATAACAGTCCCACATAAAGAGATCACGCCACTGTGCGTAAAAGACAATGGTGAACTGGTCACACCTGACTCTTTCAAATACTGTGCCAGAGTCATTCACTGGGAACTTGGTAACCACCTGTTCCACGCCCACTGTCTGAGACATACACATGGTACCATGCTGGCAGAAGGTGGCGTAAATCCAAAGACTGTTATGGAACGCCTTGGCCATAAAGATATAGCAACCACATTACAGACATATACGTTCAATACTGAAAGTATGCAGCAGTTCGCTGTGGATGTGTTTGAAAAGAAAATACAGGCATAA